AAGATCTTCGCGACCTTCCTCCCGGAACTGCTTCGCAGCGTTTCGGTAGTCAGTGGCGTCAAACTTGCCAACTGGCCTTTCCTGGTCGGCCTTACGAGCCTCTTCGCGTTCGCGAATGAATTCCTGGCGCTCGCGCTCCAGGCGATCCTTTTCAGCTTTAGCCTCCGCCTTCGCTTGTTGAATGGCCTCCCATTCCTTCTGCTGACGGTTCTTCAGCTTCTCGTATTTGCTGGGCTCCTTGGTCTTGTCGGATGACTCAACCGGACTCTCAGACTCTGTCGTTGTTAAAGAACTATCACCTTTTTGATCCACGACTTCGGTCGTAGAAGGCGAATTTTCTGTTTTGGGTTCCGTCGTCGACGCGGGTTTCGACTCGTTATTCTCCGCTGGTTCCGACGTTGGTGCCGTCTCCGGTTTTGCTTCCACTTTATCTGGAGGGATAATCCCATCCTCAATCATGGCCGCTCTTCGTAACGATTCCGCCGTCAGTTCTAATCCATCGCCCATGCTAACCCCTTTACTCCAGCCCCGGGATGGTTAACGATCCCGGGCGGGATTGTGACTAGTCTTTGTACTCCGCGGGTAACCTCTAGTCGTCTGCCCCTCCCGCGGGATGAGTGGCATCAATTCCAAGGGAATCGATTACTGCCACTGCAGATCGGAAACCTATTGCGAATCCACACGCTGTCAAGTCGCCTTTTTGAACTGCGCTAGAATCCTGTCGAATTGTCATGTTTCTAAGGATCGCCGCGAACCGGACCCCATGCTCGGATCTCATAAAACTTCCCAAGGCCCTGGCGTCGTCCCCGGTCCATTCCGGCTCGTCGACCCACTTGGTAAAACGTATAAAGTTTAAGATTGCCCTTAGTCTTGTCATGTAATGCTTTCCGTCGAAAAACACAAGTTGTACACACTCTCAAACTTGGGCTCCTCGTCCATTGGTAGTTCTTTCGGCTCCTGACCCTCAATCAACCAACATCTGTACCCAATCTTCCCCATGACCTCCCGGACGTCGCGGTAGCTATGCCCCATTTGAGCCAACCCAAAATTATTTATCTCAAGCGCAACAATTGGCATATTCTTTTTAAGGAGATCGATCATTCCGTTCAGCCCCAGGACCTCGGACCCCTCAATGTCCATCTTGATAAAATCTATTTTCTCGAATGAGTCGTAATGATCCAGGGCTATCGAATAGGAAACCATCTTTTGTGGCGATACCCTGCTCTTCTCGTTGAAGGAATGCTTCCCGCAATCCCACAGAGAATGACCACCGTCGTTATCCTGGTTAACCCAAAAGTATATTGGTTTCGAGTCGTCGGACACGGCCCAATTGTGGGGTCTTATGTTCTTAAAGTCATTCAGCCCGGCATTCGTCACAAGCCTTGAATAGTTTTCTGGGTTCATCTCAAACGAGTAGACCGATCCGGATTCGCCGACCAACTTGGCTGCGATCATGCTGAAAAACCCAACGTGAGCTCCAATATCAAGGAACGTGTCTCCACGCTTTAGCTTTTTGAGCATTAGGGCGAATAGTTCGCCCTCATATGCAACCCCTTGTTCGAGGTGCGAGCCAATAAATTTTTGGCTTACGTTTGAGTAATCTAAAAGTATTTTTACTTTTCCGTCCGCAGCCTTGCCAAGGTTTATTTCAAATATTTTCGACGTTTCGCTCACGCCATCGGTTGTTGCATGTTTCCTGGCATCTGTCCAGCCATTTCCGGAGGAGGAAGTTGACCCTGCTGGCCCTGTAACTGTTGCTGTTGCCTCATCTTGGCGTTGTTCATTTTCTTGATTTCCGCCGTGATGGCCCGGGCCGTGTTCGGGTCGATCTGTTCGAGAGCTTGCAAGTGCTGATCCAGGTGTTGACCAATCGCCTGTGCTGTAGCCTGGTCAACCTGGCGGAATCCTTTTTCGGCCGCTTGCTGGAAGTCAAAGATGATCTCAAGATGGGCCCGGTGATCGTCGGTCGGCTTGATCGCAATCGGGAACGCGGTAGTCATCATCGCGGCGAGTTCCTTCGCCTGCTCTTCTCTCTGCTCCTGCTGGTTCATCATCGGGTCTTGGACAAGGCGACGTACAAGGCTCGGATCGTCGAGCTCGAGCACAGACTTCACAAGTTCAGCCTGGTTGATGAATGGAGACTGACCGAGGAGTTGCATCCTGGCTACTGCCTTCTGAAGCTGGAACTGGCGAGTCTGGAAATCGTACCCACCCTTGGGCATGATCGAATACTGTTCGTGCAATGCTTCCGGCGGGACGGTCCCGGTGTCTTCTGCATAGCGGAAGTTCAGATCTTTCTTGTCGTACTGCAGATAGATCGACCAGCACTGGCGGAACAAGCGACCCAGCGACATGCGGAAAAGACGGTTGCGTAAATCAGCACCCGCGGACCCGGTGTTCACCAACGCTTGAATTTCAGTTGCTGTTTTTCTGGAGCTACCAGGTTCCGCGGGATTGTTGCCTACCCCAAAGTCGATCGTTCCGACTCTCTGTTCTGCCTCTGCACGTTCGTCGTACATGACGCGCATAAAGTCCATCGGAGGAGTTGTCATCTGCACAGGCTTGATGCCCTGGGGCAGGATCTGCCCGGGTTGCATCTTGAGGTTAGCCATGTTGAGAGAGACAGGATTGTCGGCCTGGAACAGGGGACGATTTGCCAGTTCCAAAAAGTCGAGCATGGAGTTTTTTAGCTTCGCCAGGGTCATCTCATTCGCAGCCAGGATCTCGGCGACCCCGCGGGACGAATAAAATCCTCCGTTGGTCAACTCGTAGCTAAATTCTGTGAATGGGCACTGACCGTGCTTGTACGGAAGGACGAAGTCTTCCCGGACTGGTTCCATCGTGGCCAGTGGCGAGTAGGTGCAGACATTCCACTCGTCGTCTTCGTTCCGTGTATAAATTTCCCAAAGGATGATCCGGTCCGGACGAGAGTCGTAGGTAATGCCTTCACGCTGATAAACGGCTTGTTCTTTTTCAGTATTGATCCCCTCAAACTTTGTTCCACGCCCAGCAATCTTTTTGATGAAGTCTTCGTCCTGGTTGTACGCCGCGACGCGTTTGTACTGGTCGACTGACAGGACCATGACGTGGCAAAGGTAGTCAGCGTCGTCCAGGGCAACGGTCTGGTCCGGAACGATGAACCTGGTCGGATCGATCGCCTGAAAGATGATCTCCTTTTTACCCTCATCCCAAATGGACTTGAGGACGGAACGACCAAACAGAAGCATGTCGTCAATTAGGCGAACGATCTCAAATTGGAATGCGGTGCGCTCCCGGATCTTGTAGTCGAAGTAGCGTTCCGCGGTGACAGTCAGAGGCGCCAACTGCTGGCGCATAGGAACGAACCCGGCGACGACGTCATTGCCAAGGGCCGAGTTGACGTAATTTGGCTTGAGGCGCTCGATGATACGATCGATCAGCGCGACGTGCATGTCGGCCGCGGTTGGCCACGGCTTAACTTTCCGGCGCATTCCGAACGTACGCATCTCGTAGAACTGGCGTTGCCTGGCGTCCCAGGTTGCACGGTTCTTCAGATCCCGGAGGATTCGCGTATGAAGTTCGTTATTGATTGGTTCCATTGCTTCTTGCCCTTACTTCGTATTCCAAATCATTGATCGTGTGAACAGCGTCGTATGCCCAGGATTGAACGTTCGGAGTAGACCTTGTGACCTCTTCAAACCTAGGGTCGTTTATCAATCTGTCCGCGTTCCCCGACGTCCTCACTACCGGGCTTGTTGTCGCGCATCCACCAAGCACTAGTGCCAAAAGCGCTGTCGATACGACCGCGAGCGTCAGACCATTCTTTTTTGTTCGCAGACTCATTGCGCTCACGTTCCCCGGGGAACAATCCTACAATTGCCTTGAGCAATTCGATGAGTGCGCCGATCCACGAAAACACAAAATCTTATTTTGCGTCGGCGGCCTTGATCAGGCCGATCCCGGCGATGATCGCGGCAATGAGTGTACCGAGCTCGGGAACTTTCCCGGTCTTCAAGAATTCAACCGCGGCTCCAGCCACGGCGACTACGATTGACAAAACTCCAGTT